AAGAAACCTGCTTCCATAAATTCTATTGTTACTTCCATTATTTAACCTCCTTTGTATTTGAATATTGAGAGATAAGTTCTTTTAAATCAGCTAGTAATTCATCGCAGTGACCACGCATATTATCAAGAGATTCTTTGCCTTCATCAATCAATTTAGCAAGTTCTTCTAAACTGTACTCTCTTGTACTAAACTTCTTACCACATTCTTTGCAAGTTCTAGACCTCCAAAGATATGCAGCTTCCCTTTCTCTTGTATGTAAGACAATAGTATTAGTGCTTTTGCAGTTAGGACATTCAATCATTATTGTCCTCCCTTGTCATGTATGAATACTTGTATTCAAGTTTTTCTATACAAAGATCCCATGCATCCTGTTCACTAATGTCTAGCTTCTTAGCAATAGACTGTGCAAGCTCTCTTAAATGAGTAGCTATTGCTGTAAGGTTGTATGGATAATCACTCATTATCTACCCCCCTGGAATTGAATAGACGCATTGCGTAAAGACTCCCAATCGTACCCACACCCATCATCATCAATCAAGATGATAAGATGCTTTTCAAGATCTACACATACATCTTTGATATACCTCCCCTCATCTTCATCAGATAAAAAGATACAAGCTCCCTTTAAAAATTCGGAAGGGATACTCTGATTTGTACATAGTTTCATAATAAAAAAAATATAAAAGCCTAGTAAAAACTAGGCGTTGTTTTTAAAGTTTTTGATAAGGATATACATAAGAATTACTAAGCAAATCCAAACAATTAAAATAGTCATGAATCATTCTCCTCTTTATCAGTGAATACAAGAGTACAAGTGCCTCCTGTTTCATCTGCATAATCGTAAGTTTCCCATTCAAAAGGACAATCATTATCGAGTAACCACTCGTATAATTTTGATCGGTTCATTCTAATTCCTCCTTAATATTTAGAGCTTTGTAGGCTTCCAGTAGCTCCTTATTAGTTGCTTCCTGGGCGAACCATATACGCTCTATTTCTGCACGTTTAGCAGCTTTAAGCTCCTTTTCGTAGTCGTATTTGTCGTTAGACATAATAAAAATAAATAACTGGGCGGTTAAGGTTCTTTGTTAAGAGAACCCTTTAAAACCTCCGAAGAGGCTTTAAGGGATTTTCTAAAGATCTCTTATCTCTTTAATTACTGACTGTGGTAATTCAGCTTTAAGCCATCTTGAACCGTACTTGTAAGGTTTGCCATCTACTAAATAAGATTCATCTTCATAAAGATCAACCTCTGCTAGTTTTGAACATTCCCAAGTGTAAAATTCTGCATCTTCTGGCCTAGTTAATGTATTAAGATAAGCCATCTGTTGAGGGCTTCCAGGTTGCATATCGTTTAAGTGGTAGAGCTTCCATATTCTGTAAATAGTTTTAAAAGCTTTATTAAAGGCTAAATACTCTTTAAGACTATCTAAGCATTGACCACCCATGACAATATCTGTTTTCAAGTTGTTCCATACTGAACCACTAGCAGTAAAACAGCCGTCTTTTAGTTCAACTTCTATCTCAACTAAGCAGGTTTTTCTGCCGTTGCCGTAGTAGTCAATTTTTCCAAAGTCAAACAATTTTTTAAAAGTTGTTGGACTATAAGGTGTTGTAATCGTTTGCATTTGATTAATAAGTTTCTGGGAATAGTACTAGATCTAGTACTGATTGAATTATTACTATAGGTTGGTTATCGATAAAATAAAAACAGATAAATCGTTACACTTTGTAACAATAGACCCTATATATCCCCCCACCCTGTCCAATTATTGTCCTTTTACTGTCCAAAACACTATAAAAACCTTAAGACCCTAGCCATAGATTAACTTGCAGTGCTGTCTCTATGACAGTACTACATATAAAAGACTGTAGTTATAGCTTAAATATCTATAAAAGTTACTATATATGGGGTAAATTTTAAATTTGTATATATGCGTAAACCCTTCAAATTTTTGTGTTAAAAATCTTTTGTAAGACCCTAATAGAACCACCCAGAAGGAAACTAAAAGGGTCATATAGGTCTAGTGTGAAGTGAAAGAACCTATGAGATAATTATAAAGAAGATGCTGATGAAGTCAAATCCATGGAGGGTTTATAGTCTAACTATGGATGGAACTTAACGACCCCCCCTATAGTCCCCCCCATGATTTATCTACAAGTGCATGTTAATAAGAATTACTTATAAAACCATCGTTAGGGGTATTAGAATTACTTATCTGGTTAGGAGACATACCCATAGCTGTTTGAGTTATAGAGTTATTCATATAGGAACCCCAGTTATCTAGGTGTACTCTTAGTAATTCTTCTTTACGAGATCTAATATTACGGTCTTCATCTTGAGCCATGTACTCAGTCCAATAGGCTACTGCTCCTGATAGAGCATCTAAGATGTCATCGTGTACTAGGGAACCTCTATGTCTTGTAATACGAGACATTTGATAGAAGAGTTGAAGCTTTAATTTTCTTTCTGGAGCTTCATTAGGGTTGGATCTATAATCTTTTTCTACTACCTTACGGTCTATTATGAGCCTGTGAGAGTTCATTACAGGTTCTAGGGTGTCTATTATACGTAGTTCTTTAGTCTTTGTGTTGCGTACGTCTTTTACTTCGCAGGGATGATACCTCATAAGAAAAGGTTTCATTAGTTCTGCAAACATACCACCACCCATATTAGATTCTACGAGGATGGTATTTACCTTATTGGTCTTGGCTATTTTAGATAGAGTTGTTAATACTGCGTCACTGTAACCACCGTTAAGACCCCCTGCATCGGGAACGTATAGGTTTCCATTAAGCATCTTCACAACAGCGTAACCAGTGGCATCTCGGCCCTTACCAGAGGGGTCTACGAACATAACAGAGCCTGTATATTCAATCCAATCACCAAATTGTTGTGCAGGTCTATAGAAATGATCACCATTAAACCCTACACAAGGTAATTCTTTGATTACATACTCTGGAGAAGAAGACCATATGACCTTTTCTGGTGCATGATCAGGGTTAACTGAAGATATTATTAGGTCTGATAGTTTGAGGGGGTATCTATCCTGGTCAGATAAGCTAGTGTCTAGCATAAACTGCAAAGAAAACCCAGAACGTCCATAGGAAGCTTCACGTTCCATCAGATCTATTGATGAGAATCTATCAGGGTCAACAGGATCTTTAGGCTTTACAAGCTCTTGTGCAAGCTTCTCAGCTAACTTAGGAGCTAATCTGTCTCCATAGTTATTTTTTAGTTCTGGATAACGTGCAGTCCAGATGCGTGTTGTATATCCACGTTCTTCAAGTGTTAAATATAAAGATTGTTCTGTTTGTGGTGTACCAAGAAAGGTTATTTTACCGTTTGGTTTTAAGATTGCATCAAATTCTTTTACAGCTTCACTTAACTTGTCTCTCATCGGTTGGGTAAAGCTGTTGTTTGGTACTTCTACGTCATCAGCTATGACCTCATCTGCACGACTACCAGCCATTTGTCCTAAAACCCCTTGTGACTTTACTGAAGGGGCGTGGTCAGCGTGTGCAGGGCCAACATCAAAACTTATCTTACTGTTTCTTTGTGAGTCATCTGGTCGTAATGGAGCAAGTACAGGCATCTCATTGATCAATCTCATAGTAAAAGTAGAGAAGTTATCTGCTCTATCTTTACTAGCAGATACAACAAGGAACTTTAATTGTGGATTCATCCTTAGTTTCCATACAACGTAGGTAGATGTAATCCAACTTTTACCCACCCCTCTAAAGGCTTGTATGATCTTTCTACGAGGTCCGTACTGTAAATACTCAGCTATGTCTAATTGAACTGGTGTGGGGTCAGGTAGGTTTAAATGACGCCAAGTTATTATTAGAAAGTATCTAAAATCTTGTAGTTTTTCTGGTAAAGGTTGCAATTATCTTTCAAGTGCAGGTATGACATCAAGGTCTGGTAAGTTTGACATGAGATCTTCCATAGGATTCTTCTCTGTTGGTATGCACTCTATGCCGTTATCTTTTAATAATTGTCTAGCTACGTTAAGATCTCCTGGTTTTGCTTCGCCACATTTTATTCTTCCTAATAATTCTTGTATGAGAACAGTTTGAAGATTTTCTAATAATTCTAACTTTTTTTCTTTTCCCATAATTAGAATTGGTTTTGAAACTAATATACCTTGTTTTAGAAAATTATGCCTAATAAGCTAATCGGACAAAGATTCCAGATCAATGATCGTGTATCTAGAAAAAATTATTCTGCTATAGCTAATACATATACAAAGAAATATGGAAATATTACTGAAATGATAGAAAGAAAAAATTCTGTTGGTACTAAGATGTACTACTACAAAGTGTTATGGGAAGACAAAAGATCATCTGAACATGCCCAACATAGCCTTGATCCTGTCGAGTAGAGTTTTCTTTTTATATTTTTTCTTTACTTTAAGATTTTTCTTTCGATGATGTTCTGCCATTTCATATCGCATCAATTTAATTTCAGTATCTTGTATGCGTTGCATGGCTGCCATGATAAGTAAATCTTGTAATCGGTTTTCTTTTATCAAAGCAGAAGAATACGCTTTTAAATAGCTTTCAGATAATTGATCCACTTCTCTACACTTCATTTCTATCTCCAACTCAACTTCAAGAGGTGGTTTGCCTATAAGAATGTTGAAAAATTCTTTGTGGTTCATAGTAATGTCTTACTTTCCAAACATAACGAAAATGCTAGTATTAGACAAGATACTACGCTTCTATGGCAGAACAAGAGAAAAAGAATCCTTTTCAGAAATTAAAAGAAGGTATAGACGATAAAGAAGAACAGCTTGCTATCATTAGTAATTTTGTTCGATTAGGTGTTTTAGTTTGGAGTGGATTTATTCTTACTCTAAACTACATAACTATCCCAGGTTGGGTTCAAAACAAAATTGACCCGACTTTCATCGCAAGCGTTTTTACGGGAACTTTGTCTACCTATGGCATCGCTACTGCAAAGAAGCGTGGAGATGGTACATTTAAGCCAGAGGATAAACCTCTAAACAAAAAAGAAGTAGAAGCGTTACTAGCGTCACAGTCTGGTGGTTATCAGACAGTTAGAATAGAAACACCGATAAAAATTATTGGTGCAGAAATTGTAGATCCCCCATCACCCAAAAAATGAAAAAATTTCTTCCTTTGCTTTTACTAGCATTTCCAACGGCTAGTTTTGCAGACATCACTCATTCAATTCAATCAGTAGCTTCAGTATCTACTCTAGGTGCTAGTGCTACATCAGAGCGTATTGGATCATCTATCAGTGTTGCTGGTACAAACGTCACACCAAAAGCAAACACAGTAGCTGGTCAGATAGGTTCTCTTGATCTAGCTGATGCTGGTATTACTAATGGTGTTCCTACTATTGATTACGATACTAGCTTCAATGTAGTCAACACAGGAGATGCGTTTTCGGCGAGCGAGACATTTTTACAAGGAGACAGTACGAGTACAACCGCAGCGACAGTCTCAAATGGTGTAGCTGCATTACCACTTTTAGGAAAGTACACTGTAGTATCTGGTGGCGATCCTGGTTCTGTAGCAATCACAATGGATAGTGGACAAGCATTGACAGTAAACCTAGCGGATATGGGTGCTGGTACAACTGCAACGCTCCAATCAACTATTACTCTTGGCCTCGATTAATGAAATGGTGGCTATGTCTACTTGTTGTTTTTATTCCTAATGCTTTCGCTGAGACTCCTAGATTTGGTGCGAACCAGATTCAAAGCAACTCAAGGAGTATTTCAAAAATAGATGAAGTTATTATTACTGAAAACTATAACTCAGGTTATGCGTACTCAGTTACAGGATCTAATATCAAGATTAAAGATGGTACTGTTATCTCTCCTGAAGCCACTTACACAACAAGTCAGAATACAGGTAATGCAGGTGCAGTTAATTTTGAATGGATAACACCAAACTTAACAAGCAAACCACAGTGGGAAATCGTGAGCGAAGGAGATGCCTTTTCTCTAACGGAAAACTTTATGGCTCCTGGTTTAGACGCAGTAAGCATAATAAATCGAACACAAACAATAGAAACAACACAAACTTCTACAACCTTATTTCAATAGGACTACTGTTTGCTAGTCCTGTTTATGCCGAAACAACTATAAGTAATCCTCAGTCCAGTACACAGTCCACGATTGTAAACCAAGGATTTCAATCTATAAGCGGATCTTTCCCAACTCATAGATATAGCAATGGCATTCAATGTCAAACACCTACTCTAAGTTTCAATCCGTTCATAACAAAAGGAGAATATTACAACACTCCAAGAAGCACCATACAAAGAACAAATATATATAACCAAGCAAAAGATAGTGAAACTGGTCAACTAATAAATCCTGGTGAAATACTTTACATAGCAGAACAGGAAAGATTAGATCAAATTAATCACAACTTTTCCTATGGTGCGACTATTAGTATTCAAGTTCCATTAGGGAAAAGATTTAATGATGAGTGCTTAAAGGCAGCCCAAACTTATAGAAAGTATCAAGAGTTCCTATTAGATGCCAAGCGTTTAGAGGTCAATCTCAATCGTGCCAAGCTCTGTTCGACCATGCTAAAGGAAGGTATAAAATTTGTAGGTGAAGATGCAGTTTCTTGTCGCAATATTGTTTTAACTACGATTCCAAATCAAGTTATACC